ATATTTAATTGACTAGAACTTATAAATTTATTTGTTGAATTAGTATCATCTAAATCATCTGGTGTTATAATAACATCACCTTGCATCCCATTCACAGAGATAACTGAATTAGTTTCTATAATTGCACTTATTCTAGATTTAGTTGTTTCACCTTCGCTAACGTCTTCTACTATAATGTAGTCGTTTGGATCATATTCAGGTATTGTTGGTAAATTTACTATAGGAATGTTAGCCATAATATATGTTATTTTATTTATTTATTAATATCCTATCACCATTACTAGTTAGGATTGCATCGTATGGACCAGTAAAATATGCACCTTTTAAAAGAGGTTTTACTAAAACAGGTACTTCTTGATAAAATGGAATATAAATATTAAGTGTTATTTCGTTGTTTTCACTATCTGTTACAGTAATTGTATAATTTCCTGTATGAGCAGACAATAGATTGAGTGTATCATCACCTCTTGACCACAGATATGTATATGGTGATATACCACCAAGTACTTCTAGGTATGCAAATCCTAAACTTGTTGGTGTTTCTGGATTTACTTGTAAAACATTTAATCTAAATTCACCAACATATCTATGTTCAATATCAGTGTTATTGATTATATTGTTTATTATGTTTGTATTGTCAAATACATCATTTTTAAAGAATGATAATTTTAATTTTTGTCCACTATATAAAATACTATTGTAATCAAGACCTTTATTATCATCAAAAAGAATATTTATATTTTCAGGTGAACCATAAAACATAGTTGTAATATCATATACAGTTTGACCTTCTTCAACAGTCCATTCATTATATTGATATGGATCCTTATATTCATATCTTGTATGAATTACAGGTTTTTCATTTTCAAGACTTTTAAATTCCTTTATATTATCACTACTGTTTACAGACTTAGTTTCAAAATATTTAGTAATTTCATTTATAAAATTATCTTGAATATAAAGTATTTGTCCACTATATAAAACTGAATCATTATCTAATTCATTATCGTCAAACAACAATTGAAGTTGGTTAATACTTCCGTAGTATTGAATAGCGACATCATATATAGTTTGTCCGTCCTTAACAGTAATTTTCATGGTCTATAAGCTTCTATATTTATTATTAGGTTATCTATTACATATGATGCTGGTAATGGATAATCATTTATATTTAGTTGTTTCACATAGTAACCGTCTTCATATAATTGAGTTGTTATTAGTGTTTCTAATATACTATTTGGTATTTTTGAATTAACCATCATTAGTCCAACACCTAGTTTAGGGTGCCATAAGTAATTTCCTGGGTTAGCTCTTAATATATTTTCTATATGATAATCGTCAGAATATGACAATACAAAATCACCATTTTTTACATAAAGGTCTCCAGTTTCATCTGAAATATAGTCTTGAAAGTATGTAGCCATATTATATTTATTATTTTTTTAATCTAAAATGCTCATTATTTTATCCATTGCTGCACCAATAGCAGTTCCATTTATAGGAGTTGATGAAGGTGATCCAGCCGCTGTCACAGTGAGTGCTAATAATTGAGTTTTTAAATCATTAAAAGCATCTTTTAAATTAAAGCCGTTATGTTCTATTTTAACACCAGTTTTAGACAATTGAATATCTGTAACATTATTAGCATCATCAGAATGACGTAAAAAAACATCAGTATCTCTAACAAGAACATATCCCTTTTTATATTCATGCACAAAATCAGCAGTGGTATTACGAGATTCTATTCTTATTTCATCAAAATTACCAGTTTCTATGTTACAATTTATAGCAGTATCTGAACTTTTTAATACGTTGTAATAAGAAATACTATGTCCATAACTAGGATGATGTTGAAATATTACGCTTTTATAATCTTGATCTTCTATATTAGGTGCTGATGTTTTATCAAAATAATTAACTCCATCATATGTTTTAAATAATCCAAATTCATAACTATGCTGATAGTGATCATTATCTTCTTCAAAATCACTTTCAATATTATATGAATTCCAGTGTTCTTCACCAAGATTATCAGTATATGTATCATTAAAATAAATAGTTATATCACCAATTTTTTTAATATCATTTACATGTTGTGATGTAAAAAGAGCTAAAGTTTCATTATTACCAAGTGTTATTATATAAATAATAGAACCTATTTGAGGTATTACATATTCACCATTTATATTACCTTCATCATCAACAACTGTAGTAACTGAAATTCTTACATTAGTAAAAATATTTTCGTTATATAAACTTTTAGCAACACAAAGATTGTTTACTTCATCCACTGATAAAACTTCACATTGTTCTACTTGTATACCTTTTTGGTTTTTACTAATTATATTTTCTAGCGCATTTTTAGCCGTGTTTGTTCCCATTATAGTTGTATTGAATTTATTGCGTAACCAAGTTCAATTTGCTGTCTAAATTTAGGTGATTTGACAGAAAATTCACGTTTCACTGATTTAACAAGATAATATATTGAACTTGTTTGAACTTGAGTCATATAGTAAGCTAGGTCGTGAACCTCTTTATCGTCTTTATCAATACTTAATATTCTTAAAACTTCTCCAGGATATACAACATATTCACCAAATGTTAAAAATGAACCTCTATATCCATCATAAGCATAATGTTCTAATATATTATTAGCCATTGAATATAAATATTGTGCACTCATTTCAGTAAGTTCACCTGTGGTTTCATCTTTAATTACAAAATCATTATATACAAATACATCTCTAGATGAAAATGATGAATCTATATTATGACCTACATATAGTTCATGTAGTAAGTCTAATGGTGCATTAGTACTTTGTTTTGTTGGTAAGTATAGTGCTGGATATTTATTATTAATTATCTTTTTATACTTGTGTGCTCTAACTTTATTCTTTTCATTACCATTACCAAATGCATTAATTCTTAATTTTATTTTCATATCTTCCTTACGTTGATATATTAAGTCTTTTGAATTTATTATATTAACACCAAAGGAAAATTCAGGATTAAATCCTATTTCATTTTCAAGTACATCCTTTGTTTCTGCATAACTACCAACATAAAATCTATCATACTTGAAGTAAAATGGTATTTTATATTTCTTTTTAATAGTTTCAAATATTTCATATATGTTTATATTTTCAAACTTAAGTGTACCTAATGAAAAATCAACTTCATTATAAAGTTTATCAGCAATTATTTCATATTTTATATCTGAACCATCTTCCTGTAAATATGGAAATTTAAAATTCCATAAACAATGTCTTACTATTTCACTTAATTTAACATTATTAATATTTTCAAATTCAGTTTCATCATCAACGTAGTAACGCATTAGTTCTACATCTTCTAATAAGTCTTCATCCTTAATAGTAGACCTTGGAAATAGTAATGATTTTTGTTTAAGCCAAAAACCGTAGTCTTCACATTTTAGTTTAGTATGTGTTTTATCTAATCCAACTTCTGTAATAAATCCATTAAATATTGCAACCCTATTTTTACCTTTATACATATTAGTTTCATCAGGTGCGTGATCTTTATCCCTTTCATACCACATTTTAACACGTATTAAATCACCATTTTGAAATAAATCCTTTGGATTTACATCTTTACCTGATCTTTTACCGTAGAAATTATTAATATTAGCTAATTGTAATTCCATTAAATTACTAATAGTGTCATAAGTTTCTTCAGTTTTAATACGTATTACTGTATCAAATTTATATAAATCATTTTTATATGAATGTTCATTATTTTCATTTTTTTGAACATAAACTAAACATTTTATCTTTCTAAAACTCATACGGCTGTCTCAGTTTTTTTACCTTGTTGTTTCTCTGGTTTTTTGACAATATAATCAGTGTCTGAAATACAATTTAGTTTAATCATTTGTGTATTAATAGAACCTCTATTTTGTTTCATATCAAACGATTCAATTACTATTTTATGAATATTAAAGAAATTTAAATACCTACTAGATACTTCTATTTGACCTTCCTTCATAAGTATTTGAAACATTTGTCGTATTTTAAAACTTGGCATTGTCCTTGCCCACAATGCATTCAAACGTATACTCATAGATATTTTAAAATCACCATTAGCTGAAAATTCCTTTATTGAATCACTTCTACCAGATACGTAAGTTTTTGTTATATTTTTGTCTTGATTTACACTCATAACAACATCTTCAAATGTTACTATATTACCTAAGTTAGATTTTTTAATAAAATTAACATCACTTACTGCTTTACTTAATGGACTTAAAACTTCTTCATCTTCAAGTATAAATGATATAGTACTATACACAAATGTACCTAACTGACCAACACCTTCAGGTATATCTTGAATAGGTATTCCAGTCCAATTAGTAACTGCATTACCACCAATTTTTTGTAATTGATCAATACCAAATTGACCAGCTTTAGTTATAGCATTGTCAGCTGATTTAATTATAAAATCCTCATCTGTTGGTATAGCCCATTTTTTTAAATCTGTTGGCATATCCCATTTTTTTAAATCTGTTACAAATCCCATATTTTATATTTTATTTTTTATCTCCAGCCTTGTCCACTTAAGTTAGCAATATCAATTAAAAATAATTCAAATTCCTTACGTAATTCTTCACGACTTTCTGTTCCGTTAGCTACATCGTATTCAATATTTAACATTGGATGAAAATCAATATTTACAATAGCTGGTCGTTTTATACCTTTACTAACTGAAGCAGCCCCAACTAATCCACCTTTACCAGTTCCTCCACCTGGCACTGTATCTTTATCAACTTTCAATTCTTTATCATTTGTACCTTTGCTTTTTGTTTTACCAACATATGGTTTTACTTCTATAGGTCCGCCAAGACCTATCATTTCTTTAAAACCTTTTACTGTTGGTATTTTAATTTTATAACTATCAGAGTTAGTTGTCACATCTTTCCAAGTTTTACTAACTTCTTTACCAGCAGTTACAAATGCATCTTTTATAGCAACTGCACCATCTATAGCATCAGTTACATTTCCGACCATATTATTAGAAAAATCATCCCACGCATCATCAACATCTGACCAATTAAATGTAAGCACATCCTTTACTATTCTACCTATAAAAAACATAATATCTATAAATGGATCAAAATAAACACTTTTCAATATTTTAAATGCATTTTTAGCTACATCTACAACAAATTCAAAAGCTGTGCCTATACTTTTAAATCCAGTCATCAATACATTTCTAAAAATTGCAAACTTATTCCAAGCCATGACAAATATAGCAGCAAGTCCCATAACTATTAAAGCAATACCAACTATTTGCCAGTTTATTGCAGCAAATGATAAAGCTAGAACCCAGTTTATTGCAGCCCAAGCTTTACTAATAGCAATATAAACTAATACACCAGCTCCTAAAATAGCTATTACATTTTTATAATCCCATAAAAATTTAACAACAGATATTATAAAATCTATAGTCGTTATTATTAAATCAACAAAACGTTGCAATGCTGGCAATACAAATTCTTCAAACACACTAGCGAAACTTTGACCTTCTGGTAAGAAACTTTTAATAGCATCAAATATTTCTAAAAACTTATCATAGACAGGTCTTAAAATTTCAAGTATTGTTTTAAATGCTCCGTATATCCAATCCTTAGCATCCACAATTTTAATTCCTATCTCAACTAAACCTTTTAGCATTGGTTTTAAGAAGTTATCTACAAAGTATGCACCAAATATTTGAAATTTACCAACTAGTGTACTCCATCTACCACCAAGTGTTTTAGCTTGTTTAGCCATCATATCGTTAAATATACCACCTTCACTTGTCATATTTATCATTATTTGTTGAAGGTCACTAAATTGTATTTTACCTTCAGTAGCCATTTTTCTAATTTCTGATTTAGCAACACCAAAATGTTTAGCAAATTCTGCAATAACTGGTATACCATTTCTAGCAAGTTGATTTAATTGAAACGCATAAACTCTGCCAAGTGCTTTAGTTTTACCATATATCAATGTCATATCTTGTAGATTTTTACCAGTACCAGCAGCTAAATCGCCAAGCACTTTTAATGATGGTTTTATTTGTGAAGCTGACACACCAAATGCTGCAAGACTTCTACCTGAAGCAATAACATCTTGTGTCGTATATTTAGTAACGTTAGCAAATTCAACTAATGTATTCATTAGACCGTCTGCTATTTTTTCGTCACCAAAGAATGTAGTGAATGCTATTTGAGCTTGTTCAAGGTTAACAAATTCCTTTATAAACCCACCTAATAATTTACCGCCACCAATAACTACAGCTAGTTTTTTAGCAGTGCTGACCATATTTTTAAGACTATTGTCAGATTTTTTAATTTTGCTTGTAGTTCTTTCAATACTATTGGCATATTCTTTAGATTTTTTAGTTAATGTATTAAAAGTTGATGTACCATTTGACTTTATCTTCTTTAATACAGGAGACATTCCATCTTTTAGGTTTAGTGCGAATTGTAAAATTTTGCCCATATCATTATTAGTTTATTTATATATTAAGGATAAATTATTTTTTTGATTTTGGTGGATATAATTTATCTACGAGCCATTCAACCTCCCCAACACGTAATGCCCAAGTATCATCTTCAAGATTATCTGGATCAATATGTAAAAAATGTCTAATCATTGTATTAATTTGTCTAATATTGTCATTGGAGCCCACCTTACTGAATGACTCTACAACTTTGACAAATGGCCTGTTCGTCTTTCAATTATTTCAGAAATTGCAGATACTAAACTTAAAAAATACTTATCATTATCTAATAGACCTTTATCACCATCTATATGACAACTCTTGTATAAACTCTTTGTTGCAGTTAATATGTTAACTTTTACTTGAGCTTGATACTTACTCATCTCACCTGTGTTAGGTCGTCTAATAGTAATTGTTGGTTCTACATCAGAGTCTAGTATTTTAATTTTATAACATACTCTGTTGTTGATAAACACTTTATCAGTTTCTATATCAAATCCTGTTACTAATTCACTTAGTTGTTCAAGTACATCAATAACCATAATACCATCTTCAAAGAAGTCATCATCACCACCAATAAATATTGATTTTAATAATTTAATTTGTGCATCATAAGCACCGTCTTCATCCTTTGATATTTCAGTCATAAACATACCTAGTTCAACTAAACTTGGTTTTCTAAAATATGATTGTAATTCCTTGAAATAATCATCACCATCAAGAATAACTTCATAAACTTCCTTATATTCATTTTTAAGTTTATCCTTAAATGTATCGATTTCTGTTTTCTTTGTTGCTACCTTTCCTTTTTGGGTCATAATAAAATTATTTATTTTTCATTATATATTAAGTTTCCTTACACACAAGAATGGGGCTCAAAAGAACCCCATTCAACCAGAAAGGAAACACAATAGTCTATACACCACTGACGCCAATAGCGACTTCAGGTGAAACTATTTTAAGTTCAACTTCAAATTCCTTATCATTTTGTGAAACAGAAGGACTAAAACTTGCAATTAATGCTTTTTTAATCACGTCTGTTTTTATCTTATCAGCATTTGGATTGTTATATGTAACAATTAGATCCACCATAGGTAAATCCTGTACTCTACCACCAGGGGCTCTATCAACTAGTTGGCTTTGAAATGAATCATAACTAATAGTTAATGATATGTCTGTGGTAATATTACCTCGTCCATAACTTACAGCTCGTTGTCCGAAACCATAGTTCATTTCAATTTCTTCTTCCTCAGAATAGTCAATTGATTTGAATCCGTAAAATGGTTCATCCATGTCTGCAAATCTAACTGCTACATTTGCTGAATCATATGCTTGTCCATTAATATATGTTGTCATATTATTGAATTATTATTTTTATCATCAAACAGATGTAGCAAATCCTATGTCAACAGTAATAAATTCAGCAGCACCAATAGGTACAATTGAAATTGCAACTTGTAGTGTATCAGTTGAAATTATATCCTGTTTAGGATTTATATAAACTTTATAAGCAGAGATTTCAACATTTGAAGCCATTAGTGCAAGTGGTTGACCTGATAATGATTCAAGTGCAGCTCTAGTGTCTGCTTTTAAAGTACCGTCGCCGTTAAGTTGTAATACTGCATTAAGTTTTGTACGTAATGCAATTCCAACGCCTCTTACAGCTTTATCTAACGTTCTATTTAAACGTATTCTATTTAGGTCGCTTTCGCCTATACTTGTATAATCTATTCCGAAATAAGTACCAGATAAGCCAGGATGTTTCATCAATATAATATATTGTTTAGCAGCCCAAGCTTCTATCTCAGCAGGTGTTTTACTTGAATATAAAACTCCTTTACCATCAGCAATGACATCTAATTCATCACCTGCTAAAGTTGTTATATTTTCAACATTACCTACAGACATTTCAACTGGTATTGAAGACATAGTTCCTAGTAAAGCACCTACTGCACCTACAGTTTTACTTGTAGTTCCAAATAAGTCTGCACCAGTTCCTTTGCCACTTTGGTCTGTTATAACTGATACACTATATGCTGTAGATTGTGCTAAGTCAGGAATAAGTGTATCATCTACACCCATAATATTTGCTGTAGCAACAATACTTAAAGGTTTATCTTCAGCATCTAAACTAATCTTTTCAGCGTGCAATGAATTAATAAATCCATCATCTAAATCACTTTCGGTAAATACACCAATTTGACGTATTTTTCCATCAGCAAATCTTGCTTGTCTTGAAATAGCAGTAAAATCACCAGCAGTTTCAGTAAAACCAATCCATAGTTCACTTGCACCAGACATTCTAAAATATTCAGAAATATGGTAGTGTTCTACAGGGAATGTAGTTGAATCAACACCTGCATCTTCAGCTTCAGCAACTGAATATACAACCATATCATCAAAATCAGTCCAAGATGCAGGTTTAGTAGTATCAAAAATGAAGCCACTAATATGATCTTGTCCGTTTCTAGCTCGGCCTAGATTATTTGTACTCTTTGTAATTACAACCTTTGGTATTGAAGGTTTATTCATAATTAATTACCTTGTTTTTTAGCCGATATATCGGTATTACGCTCCTTCAGTATAGAAGAAATATTCGTCTGGTCTAACAATAGATGCACCTAATTTAACAGTTAACATAATGAAGAACTCACGACTATCAGCAGCAAGTCTATCCATTACTAATGTTTCAGGATCAGTAAGATCACCAGTTAACATACGTAAGTTAGAAGTAGCAGCACTTCCAAGATGAGTAGCTATAATAGTATCATCAGGCATACCATATTGTGGTATGATTTCTTTACCAGCAAATAATGCATAACCTCTTTCAGATACTAAAGGACCTTTACCATTTACAGCTTGTTGAGCTTCTTCATATTTACTTGCGGTAGCATAAGACATAACATAAGCAAATGTAGGAGATGCATAAACAGTTGGTTTTCCAGCAATAACTGCATTTTTCAACTTATTCATTTCTTCAATAAAGTTAGCAGCAGTTAATCCACCAGCAACACCTGTTACTTCAGTAGATTTATCAATTCCTGTACCAGTTGTAGCGTCATTACCTTGTTCTACAATACCTTTAAGTCCTAGTACAGCATCACCTTTCCAAAGAATGTTACCAACATATTCACCAGATTTGGCTTGAAATTGGTTTAACACAATACTTTCAGTAAGTGGATTTAAATCAGGCATAACTAAACGTCCAGTATATTTAAAATCTGGCCAGTATTTTTCTAATTTGTAAGGATCAAGATGTATTTTAGCATCATAATCGATCATTGGTACCTCTAAATCTGTAAATACAGCAGTACTGGTTTGACCAGGTTGTAGAGTACGAGCAGCAACGCCGAAGTCAACATCAAATCTATTGATGTAATGCTTGACGCTTTTTATTCCAGTTTCTGAATAGAATTGTGGGAAAGCATCATTTGCAGCGATAAAAGGTAAACTTATGATATCACCACTTGATACAGTACCTGGATAATTCGCAGGATCAGGAACGGTTAAATTTGTAAATTTATTAATGTCAAATTCCATTTTAAAATTTTGATTGTTTTTTAGCCAACTCAGCAACATATGCATCGTGTGCAGTTGTTGATTTTTTATTGGTTGGTTCTGTTTGAGATGCAAGTTCGTGTAACTTTGGGTTAACACTTATTCCACCTAAGATAGTTTTGGTTTTATCGTAATTTTCATTAGCGAATTCTAACCAAACATCGCGTGTATCGGCTGAGATTTTTCTATTTTCAATTGCTGAATCTACTAACTCTTCAACTCTAACTTTTTGAGCTTCTTTCTCAGCGTCTAAATATACACTAAGTTTGTTAGACAACTCTTCGATTTGAGCTGTTTGGTTTTCGATTTCAGTATTGAATCCAGTTATTTCAGCTTCAAAGTCTTTAATTTTTGCTTCGTAGTCAGATTTAATATCTAATAAATTTTGAATTTTATCTTCAAAATTATCTTCCGTAACATCTGGTAAAAGCGCTTGTAACTTGTCTAGCATAATTTTAGTTTCTGTTTCGATTTTGAACGATTCATCATATATAGCTGCAAAATCTGCAACTAGACTTTCTGACTCGTTATTCTTATATATTTCTCTTATAGATTCAATTTTGTAAAGAGCTTCAACTTTCTCCTTAACATTTAAAATTTCATCAATAAGACCGTTGTCTAATGCTGATTCTGCATCAAACCAAGTATCTTTCTTTAACCAATTTTTTATCTTTTGTGTAGATAAACCAGTTCGTTTAGATACAATGTCAGTCAATGCATTATTTATATTCTTTAATACATCCATATCTTCTTCTGTTTGTACTACGCCACTAGCTGAATGAATCATAATCTGAGCATAACTATTCATAGTTGTATGATCAGCCATAACAGCAATAATAGCAGCCATACTTGCAGCAATTGATTCAACGTGTACTTCTACTTTTATACCTTTCTTTTGAATCTCCTGTATTGCAGATATAATTGAAAAACCAGTAAATACATTTCCACCTGGTGAATCAATATAAATTTTAACGGTTCCAGATTCAACTTCTCTAAGTTTAGAACTGATATCATTAAAGCCGTCTATTGGGCCATATAATCTAATTTCATTCATATTATTTTTCAATATTTTTTTCTATAGTATATTTATTAAAATCCCACGGTATCGTATTTTCAAAAGCTGTAGAATCTACAACTAAACTCGTGTATTCCATTTTCCACATATAATAATTCTCATAAAATACATCTGCAAATTCAATATCCTTTACTAAACTTGTATATGTATCATCTTTTTTCAAACCTTGTAATACTTTGTGTACTTCAGTTCTTAGTATAAATGGTATTTGCCAATTATCACCTTTTTCAAAGTCTAACCTCCAAATACCTATTCTTAATATTATTGTAACGTGTTGTCTTTGTGTTTTTCTATCTGATGTATCTATCCAATTAACTTGTGGTTCAACAAATATTGCAGGCCATTGAAATGGAAAGTTTTCATTCTTTGACCTGTTTCTATTATCTGAGTTATCTCCCATAATATCAAATTGGCTTCTCCAGATGCCAACCGTATTAATCAGGGGTTTACTGTCAGGACCTTTGATACTTTTTATAGCATCCATAACATCATTAAGTAAATTTAATAATCCATCTTCCATAGTTTATTTATTCAAATATTTTATTAATATCTTTTTCAATAGCTTTAGTTAGTATACGTTCAAGTTCTATGCTATTACCTATAAATTCTCTTTTAGGTATTTTATCAGTACCTTCGTTGTGATAAACACCATAAGTTGTATCACTAATTACTTCTATATTATCTAATTTAGTTCTACCTAATTTTATACTATTCTTTAATTGTCCTGTTTTTACTAATATTTGATTTGAAGATTGTCGTTTATTTGGTCTCCATCTTTCTAATGATGCATTCTGAAAACCTTGTTTTGAAAAATTCATCTTGAAAAAGTTGACAGCAATTTTACCATACTTTCTTGGTGCCTTTTTCTCAAATGATTTAAAACCACTTGATATATCATTAAATGCTTTATTCCACGTTATCATCTTCTTCTACATTAGTTTCTGTATTTTCTTCAATTTTAGGTGTTACTTCAACATCTACAAGTTTTCTAATTTCTTCAGGTGATAAATCATAATATGGTAATAATGTTTGTAATAAATTACTACGTTCTGTTAAAGGTCTTTGTCTTGCTTTATTAAATTGAAGTCTTTGTCCTTTTTTAAATTTATAACCTTTCTTCTTTAAAAGTGGAATCATTTTATCATTAAACCAATTTTCAATCCAAA